GGTGCTACACCTTGTTTCTCTAATGCTTTAGCTACATCATTTGTTTTAGAGTTCCATAACTTAGAACCTTTGCCTATAAATGTGCCTAATAAGCCCATAGTAGGATTAACATTAGCTGCTAAATTTAACTGTTCTTCTCTTGTTAAGCCACTTGGGTCAGGTATAGAGTTTAGGAAAGACTGAACATTGCCTTTCATAAAACGATACAATGGTGGCTCTGTTACTTGACCATTCTTGGTGTATTCAAGTAATCCTGCCATGTTATAACTCGCTTTCTCTATTCTTTCCTTTTAAAGGGTATATCATTCTTTGGTATGTTTCCCACCATTCTTGACTATAGTCTGTATTCTGATAGTCTTTAAAGCATGGTGTGCCTAATGTGTGATGCACTAATTTAGCATCTTTGTTGTATTCGTATTCTGTTTCTAGCCAGTTCCATGTTTCGTCTAGCTTACCTACTTGTTCTTCAGGATACTTTAGCCATTCAAACCTGTGTAGATATTTACCTGTCTTTTCTTGTATGAACTTAGGTGTAAGTTGTTTGTTGAGCCAATGCCCACAGTTCCATAACATAACGCTTGACCAATTCTTTTTAGGATAGTCTTCGTTCTTTGCACCTAGATACTTGATAGGATGCTTTGTCTTGTAATTATGCTTGACGACTTTGACTGCTTCGTCTGTATCAAAGTTCTCTAGTATCTCTGCTATATCTGTTCTGCATGTCATATCGCCATCAACAAAGAGTGCGACACCTTTAAAGCCATTTAGATATGGGACTAGAAAGCGTGAGTAGATAAATGCGTTACTACCGTCTGTATGTGTTTCTTCGTAGTCTTTTAAAGTGTTTAGTGCTAATGGTGTAAAACTTACCGGTATAGATGACTTTTCTATAACTGACTGGCAAAAGTTATGATAAGCAACTGGTTCTACCTTGCCATCAAAACCTACATATATATCTAGCTTTACCATTTGTGGTAAATATTAATAATTAAAGCAACATCAGCAATAATTGCAAGAATGATAAGCCAATTAGCATTTCTTACCTTTTCCTTTAGTGCCTTTACCTTTTCCATATTTTTTCATTATATCACCACTTGACTTTGTTTGCCCAATAGGCAGCTGACATTTTACCTTTAGCAATGTTTTTAGCATGTCTTGCTTTAAATGATTTTGCTCTTGCTGTATTTGTTTTGTCACCTGTTACGCCTTTTTGACCAAAGCGTATAAGTTTTTCTGTATCACCTTCTTTAGCTAATACTGCGTGTGACTTAGTAGGATGACTAGGAGTTCTTTTAGGTTTGTTATAACCTGCAAAAGTTTCTTTACCTTTTTTAATCATTTCTTTTTAGCTGTCTTTGCTGATTGTTTAAATGCTTTAGCAGTAGGTGCGCCTTTTGTTCCTGGCTTTCTCATCTTCTCACCTGAACCTGCTGCTATTCTTTTTTGTTTAGCATGAATATTTGCGTAAAGACCTTGTTTCATATTATTTCTTTCCGTAAAGATGTTTAGCCATGATAAGAGTTTGTTTCTCTTTTGTGGTCATAGGTTTTGTAATTGGACCACCTACAAGCCATGCACTACACGTTCTGTCAGCAGCACATTTAAACTCAAATAACTCACAATAACCTAATTTAGCTGAGTCAACAACTTCATTAGCGTATGTTTCATTATCTGACTCTTCGCCTTGTATGCCATTAACTATGCAGTCCATCATTTCAGGAGTTTGGATAAATGCAGAGCAATTACCACAGCGCATAGTTTTGGCAGTTTCTACTGGAGTTTGCCATTCATCTGACTTAGCACTCCAAAATTCATTGTTTGGTTCTTCAGGATTAGCTGGACCATAACCTACATTTTTAAACGCCCAGTCTCTGTTCTTTAGATTAAGTTTTATGTCGTGTGTTACGACTGGACATTCTTTAGCCATTATTTTTTCTTCTTTTTAGACATGCCAGCTGAGCTAAGTGCTATGGCAATCGCTTGTTTTGGTGATTTTACAATTGGACCTTTCTTAGAACCAGTATTTAATGTACCAGCTTTAAATTCCTTCATCACTTTGCCCACTTTCGCCATCTTGCCTGCTTTTGTTGTTGGTTTCTTCATAATTTTTCCTTAATTTAATAAATCTATGGTCGTATTGACAATCAGGGCATTTATCATAACCTGTTTCATCAAATGGTGTTCCGCATACGGTGCAAATAGATAGCTTCATATAAAAGAAAAAGCCCAACCACGGAGAGAGTGCAGTCAGGCTTTTGTAGAATTACGTTTCTTTGGGCAACACAATGCCCTCACAAGCGATATTATAGCATACTTTGCTATATTTGTTCAACAAGATTATGCGTTTATCCGTCTTCCTGCAATGGTTAAGAGATTGTCGTATGCCATGTCTAGTTGCCATGGGTAAGCTAACGGTGGTTTAGCACCTAAATATTTAGCATAGATAGCGTCTTGTTGTCCTTGTTCTAGGCTATGTATGATAGCGTGTATAGTGCGTATGTTACTCATGTCTTGAGCTGAACACATTTCTTCAAACACTTCGCTTGTAGACTCACCACCTGATGACATACCTATGCTTTTAGATGGATAACCTAGCTTGTGATTATCCGACTTCATCCATCTAGCCCAGTCTTCTAGGATAGATAATAAGCGTTCCATACTAATCATATTGTGTTAGCGTATATGCTACGCTTTGTCCAAATGTTTCTTGTGTTGTTTTTTGTTGCAAGTTATGTTTAGCGTCATCTGCATTATGTGAGATAACACCTTTTATCTGGTCATCTGTAAAGTTGACTGTGTGTCCAAATATAGTTTGTAGTGGATGTGGTTGTGGCACGTAATAGTGCATAAGTCTATTTTGGTTATCTTTGTAAGCATGAATAACATTTGCATCTCTCATCTCTACAAGTATGTTCTTTGTAATGGGATAGTTAGATTGTATATGTGCTGCTATGTCGTTTATGGTTCGTGGTTCTGTAAGATATTTTAATATCTTTTCTTTCACGATACATCTTTCACTTTGCAATGCCATTTCCTTTTATCATCTTGATGCCAACCATGCACATGAATAGTCCAACCTGCTTCACGAACTGCACCTACATTTTCATGGTCAGCTATTTTTTTACAGCGTGCAGAAAGGTTACTTGCTGAAGTTGTTTGAACAGCTAATACTTCTTTTCCTTTTAAAGCAAGTAAATCTATAAACCCAAATAAGTCTTGTCTTATTCTAGCAAAACTATTCCAATGTTCAACAATTGCTACTGTATATCCTTCTTCTCTTAATTTCTTTAAAGATAATTGCGTTGGACTAGTCGCCATTAAATTGGCTTTCGTTTGGTTTAGATGTTCCTTCGTATAATCGTTCTAATTCACCTGTAGACTTGTTAAGTTCATATTCAATGAGGTGTGGTGATGTATTAACATCTTTCTTTTTCTTGCCAAATATTTTATCAAAGTTTTCTTCAAATGTAGGTCTATCTGAAAACGGTCTTGGTGAACTTCCTTTACCCATTATTTTACCTCCAAGTGATTATTAGTAAATAGCCAACCTATAGTTTTACGGTGTGCTTCTTCCCATGCTGCTATTCTATCATGTTTATCTAACATTTTGTCATTATCTATCATGTGGTGGCATTGATGACATAGAAACGCTATGCGATAGTCATGTGCCTTAATTGATGTTCCTTTACCATCTCGTAATTGATTAGAGTGTGCAGCAATTACTGTTCCGTCTTGTATAGAACACATCATACATGGTGCGCCATCTGCTAGTTTAAGTAGTTTAGGATTACGATAGTTCACTAATAATCCCAACCCCAACCCATAGTCTGACCCCATACCTCTATCTGCTGCTGGTATTCTGTCATCTCACTTGTGGTTAGTTTAGTTGTTGACTTTATAAGTTCTACAGGCATACCTGCTATTTCTGTTTGGTAGCGTAAGAATTTATACCCCATAAGTTCGTGTATCTTATCTTTCTCTATGCCTAGATGATGCCCTATGCTTGTGTATAGTTCCCATAGTCTTTCGTTTTGTTCTAGACTACGGTTTAGTTTAGCGTCTGTTACTGTAACACGCCAACGTCTAGTAAAGTCAAGAGTTTTTAGTTTCTCTACTAACATTGGCAAATTGTCTTTGGTTAATGCCCACTTTATCATCTCTCCATCCTTTCGTTTTAAATACTTGTCCGTCTTTAGAAGTTGCTTTGTATTGTATATCGTTACCGAATACTTTTTTACATTCTTTTATGAAGTCATTTATGGTCATGGACTCTCCTTATACTTTAAACCTTTTTGGTCAAACCAAAAGTTAAACGAACCTTCCCATTGTGCGTTACGTTGTTTCTGAACAAAGACTTTAGCGTCAGGAATAATTTTAAGTTCATCATCTGAAGTCTTGCCTTCTTCTATCAGCTTTTCTTTGTAACGGTTACGCCATACACAAATAATATTATCGCATAAATTTCTAATATGTGAACTACCCATGATGTTTGTAGCGTCAGGTATTTCTGTTTCGTCTTTTAGTTTTCTAGTATGTGCTACCAAAAATATAGCTATGTTTAAATCACG